ATACATTTTTAGCAACAAATACTTTCACAAAATACTGGGAGTATTTCAACGTGGTTGATAAAGCTCCAGGAGTCTCTAGTTACCAAGCTTCGCAAGGTAATACTTCGGCTGTAGATGAGATTCATGTAGTGGTTGCTGATGAAGATGGTAAATTCTCTGGTGTTCCAGGTACAGTGCTGGAAGTGTACAGAGGTCTATCACGTGCAACTGATGCAAAAACAACAGATGGAACTGGTAACTACTATAAAACAGTAATTAATGAAAGTAGCCAGTATATTTGGTGGGCAAACCATAGATCAGGTGTGCCTGGAAATACAGCATTAAATATTGCTTCTGTGGATACTAATCCTCTATCAACATCCTTTAGTCTTGGTCAAGATGGGGATGATGAGAATGACAATCCTCTCAACAACACACTAGCTGCCTATGATTTATTCGCATCACCTGAGGATGTTGATGTCTCTTTACTCCTAACTGGCAAATCCAAAGGTGGTACAAACGGTGAACAGAAAGCAAACTATCTAGTAGATAATATTGCTGAAGTGCGTAAAGATTGCATTGTACTTGCTTCTCCAGATAAGGATGACGTCGTTAATAACTCAAACCAAGATGAAGCTCAGGACACTGTTGACTTTAGAAACTCATGCCGTTCGTCTTCGTATCTGGTCATTGATTCTGGTTACAAATATCAGTACGACAAATATAACGATCTATTCCGTTGGGTTCCACTAAACGGTGACATTGCTGGTCTATGCGTACGTACAGATTCTACAAGAGATCCTTGGTTCTCTCCTGCTGGTTTCAACAGAGGTCAGATCAAGAACGTTGTCAAACTAGCTTATAATCCAGATAAAGCAGATCGTGACTTGCTGTATAAGAATGGTGTCAACCCAGTTGCCACATTCCCAGGTCAAGGTACAGTTCTATTTGGGGACAAAACGGCTCTATCAAAACCAAGTGCGTTTGATCGTATCAATGTTCGTAGACTGTTTATTGTCCTAGAAAAAGCAATTGCAACTGCTGCCAAGTTCTCTCTATTTGAATTCAACGATGAGTTTACCAGAGCACAGTTTGTAGCGCTTGTTGAGCCTTTCCTTAGAGACGTACAAGGCCGTAGAGGTATCTACGATTACAGAGTCGTGTGCGACACATCGAATAATACTGGCGAAGTAATTGACAGGAATGAATTTGTAGGAGATATATACGTTAAGCCAGCCAAATCGATTAACTTTATCCAACTCAACTTTGTTGCAGTAAGAACAGGTGTTGCGTTTGACGAAGTAGTCGGTAAGTTTTAATTAAGGAGAATAGTAAATGGCTTTCAGTATTAATTCCTTTAAATCGCTAGTAAGCACTACCGATTTTGCAAGACCAGCTCTATTCCAGGTGTTCATTTCAACTCCACCTGGAGTAACTCCCCTAATCCCTTTCAGCCCGTTCTTAGTTCGTTCTGCTAGCTTACCAGCTTCTCAAGTTGGTCAAGTGTCCATTCCTTATGGTGGTAGAACAATTAAGATTGCAGGTGAGAGACAATATGGCGATTGGTCGACTACAGTTATGAATGATGAAGGTTTTATTGTTCGTAACGCCGTTGAACAATGGATTGATATTATCAACCAAAGAACAACAAACTTCAGAGCTTTCCCTAACGAGTATAAGGTTGATTTAACAGTAACCCAGTACTCTAAGAAAGGTCCAGCTCCATTGAAACTTGTTAAGCTAGTAGGATGCTTTCCTACAGCAATCGGTGAGATCGCTCTTGATTGGGCCTCTGCTGATGCAATTGAAGAATTTAGTATTACATGGTCTTACGACTACTGGGAATGAAATGAGAGGGGCTGAAAGGCCCCTCTTCTAACAAGAGGATAATATGGCCAGTTTGTTTGGATTTGAGTTTAAAAAACGAGTAGCTGAAGAAGAACCAGCATCATTTGCACCTCCAGTTAACGATGATGGTGCTGTAACGGTAGCTGCTGGTGGATCTTACGGTACGTTTGTAGATTTAGAAGGCACTGCTAGAACTGAGGCAGAGCTTGTTACTAGATATAGAGATATGTCTATTGTAGCTGATGTTGAGCGTGCAGTAGATGAGATTGTCAATGAATGTATCGTGTCAGAGATTAAAGATCAAATTGTTCAGATCAACTTAGACAAGTTACAGTACCCAGATAATATCAAACAACTTATAGCTGTAGAGTTTGAAAATATTAAGAGCTTGTTGAATTTTGAAAACCAGGCATATGAGATTTTCAGAAAGTGGTATGTTGATGGTAGACTATACTATCACGTAATTATTGATGATGCAAATCCAAGGCTTGGTATCAAAGAGATCAGAAATATTGATCCACGAAAGATTAGAAAGGTCCGTGAGCAGAAGAAGAAACGTGATCCTAAATCTAGTGCAATGATTATTCAGAATCAAAAAGAATACTTCATGTACAATGAGAAGGGATATAATGCTCAGGGTATTGGTAGTGGTCATGCAGCTTATTCTGCAAGTGGTGTAAAAATTGCAAAGGACTCAATTGTCCATTGTGTGTCTGGTTTAATGGATACTAATGGAACAATGGTCCTTTCTTATTTGCACAAAGCAATCAAACCACTCAACCAGTTAAGAGTACTTGAAGATGCAACTGTAATTTACAGAATCTCAAGAGCACCCGAAAGAAGAATATTTTATATTGACGTTGGTAATCTACCGAAGATGAAAGCCGAGCAGTATCTTCGAGATATGATGGTTCGTCATAAAAATCGGCTTGTATATGACGCAACAACTGGTGAAGTGAGAGACGATAGAAAATTCATGACGATGTTAGAGGACTATTGGCTTCCTCGTCGTGAAGGTGGTAAAGGAACAGAG